GTTACATTTACTAAATTTAAATCTAAAAACTATGTTTACAAAACTAGAGTATTGTCCCGGCTTGTCAAGGCAAGGTTCAGTTTAACTATATCTACATATTACTGCAAAACCCAACTAATTAAAGTAAGGAGTGAGATATGCAAATACTTAGTAATGACATTAACAATAACTCCGCGCTCTAAGATCTAAGATTAGCGCATTGTGGAAATCCTGCTGTTCTTCTACCAACATACAGCTTATACACGTTTCCCAGACGGTGAAGGGTCTACTCCCGCGTCACCGCCGACACTCCCATCTATCGAATTTATCAAATAAATGGGACGCTCCCGACTACCCAGCGAACCTACGCTTTCAGTCAAATTATGTGCTCCAGACAACCCGCGTCCTTCCTCGCTTTGACACAAATACCTTCTTCCTAATCTATCTACTTCTTCTTTCTCTCTTTCTGATATAATGCGCGACACAAGGTCGGAATTCGCCGTTGAACCCTCGTCACATAAGGTGACTGAGTTTTCAACGCTTTCTCTACTCGTAGAACCTTCGTCGTCCCAGGTATTTGGTGTTAATTTCTCAAAGCTTGGGTTGTCTTTTAGCCTGATCGTTTTGTTAGGACGGACACCGTCAAAGGAAATGGGTCTAAACTCTCCTTCAACAACAGGAATTCCAAAATTAGCTAAATCTATTTCATCCCAACTTAAAGATACAGGTGTTATTTTACTTTTTACTAATGCTTCATTAACTAGTTTCTGCCAATTCTTAAAATACTTTGGGCCATGCCCATATGCATTGCGAATACTAGCCTCGGCATTTACTCTTGTTGCTTCTTTTGCATCATGTGATTGCCAAATCCACTGAGCACTTTCGTGGATGGATGTTTCTTCTAATGGTGCAAGAAATTTTCCAGGCCTCTTTGGATGGTTCAAGAAACCTTGTTTTAGAAAACTTGACTTATGTAGTGATTGATATGGAATTGTTCCAACTTTACTAGCGTCGCTGAGTACAATGTCATATCTTCTCAAAACTTTAGCAATAGTCAAGCAATTAAATTCATTTATAAA